ATCAGCTCTTCGTGTGGACTGTTCACCTAGGATTGTATTGACAGTAGGTAAAATAGTATTAATGGTTAGGGCAGGGCGGCCTTCAGCTTCAAGAGCGGCTTGATCTTCGGCATCCCACTGCTCACCTTGATAATATTCATCACATTTCTGTGCCATATAGACGTAGTCTAAATGCCCATTATCTCTAGCCCTTTCATACCGAGCCCACTGGGTGCGTGTAATTTCTTCTTCTTTCGCAGGGTTTATCTTCGTTGATTTAGCCATTTTTATGCGCTCATTGCCGATTTGGTCCGTTCACCTTTTAGTAATCCAGGAAGTTTGTCTCGCCAGGTTGGGACATGCTCGACCTTTTCTACAAAGGTACTGAACTCTGCCATCATCAAACCAATCCATGCCAAGGCGTCTACCTGATCGTCGTGTACCCCATTAGGAAAGCGTAATAACTCTGCTACCAAAGGGCCTGTAAATTGTTCATCTTTAGGCATAAATACCATGCCTTGTTGCATCCGACCTTGGATTGCTCTAGCTCGCGCCTCCTTATCTCTACGACCTGTTTTGAGGTCTTTGAAATATGCTTCATATAACCCTCGTTCACGAACACGCTTCTCGAGGAACGGTCCGAGGGCCATCTCAATATGACCTTTCTCAATACCTATGATTGATGGTTTCCAAACCTCATATAGGTCTAGTATCTGTTCTACTAGTTCAAAGCCATCAAACCGACCACGAACCATATCAACCACATACATCTCATCCTTCTCACTCACACCTACAACAATACCTACGGTGTAGTCATTCCTATCGTTCTTACCAATCGCCAAATCCCATGCGCAGTAGAACTTCATGCGGTCGTGATCAATATCTTCTCGATCATAGTACTGAATCATGCTTCTGGTGAAATAGTCACCATCATCAGCCACTGGGTTTTGTTGGTACAGTGCTGACCAGTCTCGCGGCCCAACCGCTTTTTCAATTCTTCTTAGAGCTTCTTCGTTATACCGTTCACGGTGTAATGCTTCTCCTTGGCTACGGAACTCTTCGTCAACTTCTGCGACTGCTGGGTAGTTAACAACTTCCCATTGTTCTCCATTATCAGCTGCTGCTTTAAGTAGCCGTCCAGCAAGATCATCGTCATGCCAGCGAGTGAGAATAACGAGTATGCCACCACCAGGAGCAAGGCGGGTATACGCCGTCGAGGTATACCAGTCCCAAGTACTTTCTCTAGCATTTGATGATTCAGCATCGTCACGGTTCTTTACCGGATCGTCGATAACGAGGATATGAGCCCCTTTACCAGTAATACCACCGCCCACACCAGCAGCAACAAAACCACCCCCACTAGTTGTAAGCCATGCTTCAGCTGACTGCGACTGTGGATCAAGGCGGGTTTTGAAAGCTGATTTAAAACCTTCTTCACGTAAGAGCCCACGGACTTTACGACTGAACGCCATTGCGAGCGAACCCGAGTAACTACAGCTGATAAATTCGTGTTCTGGATTTCTACCCAAGTGCCAAGCTGGGAATGCCACTGATGCAAGCGTGCTTTTACCATGTCTGGGTGGCATAAAGAGCATAAGTCTTGGAGACTTTTTTTCAGCGACATCTCTTGAAAATTCCTCTAATCGTTTACATATATCTTTGTGTACCCAACCTGCTTGGTAATCAGGGTTAAACCGTTCTACAAAGGGTAATAATCTTTTCCTTGTTAAGAACCGTAAAGCAAGTTCCGCGCGCGCTTTCTCTTCTAATGTTTCTTCCTTCGTGGGCTCCGGTTCGGGAGCCGTGGGCTGCGGTTCTTGCTCCGCGATGTCCGCTTTGCAGTAAACACAGAGTCGATCATCTCCTGAATAAAGGGTTTCAGGGTGCGTCGCTTTACAGCGTATGCATTCGACCTTGTTAACTTCTGTCATATATTAATAGGACTTTGCCTTCGGCTTAGCTTTAGCCTTTTTCTTCGGCTTAGCTTTAGCCTTCTTCTTAGCAGCGTTAGCCTTCTTTAACCTTGCAACTTGAGCTGCAGCTTGCTTTTCGCTGTGTGGAAATTCAGTGCTTCTACCCATAATTAATCACTCTTTGGTTCTAAATAGTTAATATCTTTACCTGCAATCTTCAACAGGTCCTCATCAGACATGCGTTCTAGCTGTTTCGTACCATTTATATTAATATTTACTTGCGTTGCATTGTCTGGAGCAGCCAAACCGTGCAGTTTGACTAGGGAATCGGTGGTGTTTTTCATTTCGGTGGCGTTAGCGGAGGAGTTATAGGCTTCCATGTACATAAGATGGGCGTTTTGGTTGGTAAACTTCACCGTTTCACGCATTTCTTCTCGATAATAGTCGAGCGCTTTCTGTACACCTTCTACTTTTGCAGCGGCATAAGCTGCCTGGGGGGAAGAGTACCCCGCACCACGACCCGCGGCGGCTGTACTCATACCTGAAGCCATGAGCGTGACCAGTTTTTCTTGCTGCATGGTCAGTGATCCACGGCTTATGCCCATATACGGCATATGCGATTGGAACTCAGTATGCTCACTGACTAGATCAGTGAACGGTGTTGCTAGCTGTGTCTGTGCCATTGGTGTCTTCGTCATAATCCAGATACACAAAAGTAGGCGCGCCATCAAATTCTGTTGATGTCACCTCTTTTATCCAATCTTCAGCGCGTTCTTTCGTATAACCATGATCCATAAGAATTTCAACGGCTTTATCATAGTCATAAGCAAGCACTTCGCGCGTTCCACGAACTGTTGTTCCAATAATAGCGGCGTCTAAACCGTCAATCGCAACTACTTCTACTTGATGCATGGTACATATTAGCGTTACTAATAACTAATCACAAGAAAAATCGTTAATTGTCTTTACCCACCAGTAAAACATGTCTTCTGGAAGGGTGTGTTTCATCAAATTAATACGATATGCCACTAGTTGGACATTTTCGAAGGAGTAACTCTTGGTATTACTAATACGGTCTATTGACGCATTGAAGTCTTTCCTTCCTGACCCATCTTTATGATGCGTTAAGAACACACCTGACACGGCGCATCGTCCTTTTTGCAGCTCCCACATGCGCGGGAGATCAGCGTTCACGAGTTCCCAACTATGGTCCTGGGCTCGTGCTCCGCGCTTCACGGCTGATTTAGCATTAATAAAGAGGGCGTTTAGATAAGATTCGTAGCTAGCGGATTCTTTCTTCTGGCGTTCGTGTGTACGACAGTTGGCGCATTCTTTTCGACCGTCGTCTATATTTACTTGGTTCTCGTCCCTTTTACATTTTATACAAACACGCAGTTCCGTCATGGATATGGAGATTAGCACAGCTAATATTTTTTTGTAAAATTTTTTTTGAAAAGTACGTCTATATCACTCACGGACTATCTCCCCCTTCCGTAATTCACGACCCACGACCCCCGATCCGGATTTATGGAACCTTGTCTCCGTTTTCGCCTCTGGAACCTTGTGGCGTTTTCAATACCTCGCTCCTTCGTCGCTCGGCGTCGGTTGTTTTTGTGTCTCTAACTTATAGGAGTAAGACATGAACAACTCAACCCAATCAATGTTAGACGTTGAATATTTACTAACTATCCAATCTGTAGACTCTGAAGCTGAGCGCTTTCAGTTACAGGCGGTTCGCACGTACCTAAAAGATTGGTACGACGCAGAACATAGTGGATGGGATTGCCCGCCGATGCCAGATCAACTTGATAAGGTTTTAATACATATCACAGCTTTACTACGTAGCACAGGGGGTGTGGCATGAACACATCAGAACTATTCGAACGACACTTCAACCCTGAACGATTCAAGGGTAGCGAACCGCGAACCACTCGCGTTGCTCGCGCTCCACGACGCACGAACAACGAGCAACAGCTCAAGAAGATCTACCAACGCTACGTTCGTATGGGGTTCACGCCCCAAGAAGCGCGGTTCAAGGCCTTTCACTATCATTCTATGAAACTCTAACTGGAGAATCTTATGAAACACTTGCGAAACATTGCCCGTGATCCACGATCCACGCCTCGCGCTCCACCTAAACAAGTGTGTGACGGCTTTGCAAAATGTGTGACGGGATTATTCTCAATTCGATCACACAGCATTGTGTTATATATCAATGACTTAGGTAAATGTGTGACGTGTGTGACGTGTGTGACGGCTTTTTCAAGTTCGTTTTAAGAAATTTACATATTGCCTTTTTTTAAGTTTCAAATTGAACTTTGATCAAATAATCCCGTCACACACGTCACACATCTCTACAACCTGCATGGTTGCTGACTTTTTACTGTTTCAATCCCGTCACACATTCCGTCACACACCCGTCACACACCCCCTGTTAAGCGCACACATTTAACAGTTCCTGTATATATACACAGTAATCTTAACCATAAACCACGAACAACAAACCATAAACCACGAACAACAAACCATAAATCATAACCAACGGAGAAACATCATGGCTATATTCTTTGCACTAACTACTGGACTACTCGCTGGCATACTCGGTATGTCTGCTCTCTTTCACCATCTAATCAACACCAACCAAGATTTTCGCGACGCGATTATCAAGGAGGCTACGGTATGAAATACGTATATGCATTCACCCCCTGCTTAAACAATCGCAAAGGCGACTGGCAAACCCAACAAGCACCCGACGGTGGACTGTTTAGCTATTATGGCAACCACAATCTGTTCATGCCATTCCACCCTATGTGGACTGATGGCAATCATTACGACACCCACTGCCTCACTGCGAATGAGTTGTCCGAATACAAACGTTTCAATAAGCTAGCGGGCTTTCCTAAACCAATAGTTGGTGAATCATTCGACGCATACCAAATGGACTTTTGGTCAGCGGGAACTCAGTACCGTAACTCGGAGGAATTATCATGAACACTATCATCGACATATTTGGCAATATCCGTAATAACTTCAAAGAGTTTGTTACTACTTGTTTATTTATCTCTTTTATCACTTTCCTTATTTATTTGTCTTTTGCTGTTTACGCATATAGCACTCAAGTTGCTGTGTATTCGCAAGACATACCACGAGGCATGATCTGTATCAAAGATGCAGTACCTAACGGATACATATGTTCAGCCGACCAACAGATACCTTGGTATCTATCATCAGAAGGAGTACTCGCACATGTTGAATAAACTTAAAAACTCAGCGAAAGCTGTCCTAGCGCGTCGCCAAGAATATCAAGCAAAAGCAAAACCTTTTGTTGATAAGTCTTTAGCGTATGCAAAAGAAAACCCATCAGATGTAATGCTAGGTATAATGACATTACTACTCATGGATATTGAGTCTGATGTTGATGATCTTGAAGATTACACTGGCATATCTGCCGCTGTTGATCTTCACGATTACCGAACCCGATAACTCATTGCGTAGGAGCAATATTATGAACATTCTTAATCTACACGTTGACCACTGGTCAATGCTTGATACCTCTAACTCCTCTGATTGTTCGGAGATTACTTATAACACTACTGACATCACAACTTTGATTGAAGATATTAGTATTACTAATATAGATGATATATGTGATCTCAACAATAAAGAGTACACACACTAAGCCACCTGTCCTACGGCCATGTGTCGTCGGTTACAAACTAGTGAGTCAAATGAGTGGCTCACTATCATCAATTACTTAATAGGATTATTACTATGAACAACTTTTCTTATACTTCAACTGCTATACAAGCTATCTCTGCCTACAAAAACCAGTATGGCTTAATCGCTAACTTCGCACTGCGTATTCAGGAAGAAAACCCTGACTGGGCACTGCTCAACTGCGTCGCTGTTGCGCACGACCGCACCATCGTTGCCGCTACTGACCACAAGTTCAACGGTGGCGATACACCAGTAGCACCACCAATCGCATTCCTCGACTTCATTCAGGTTGTGATGAATAAAGTATGTGGACTTGCTCGCCACGATCTACGTGGTAAGCGCACCGAGGATTTCGGTAACGGTATTGATTTCAGTCAAGACCTTACTAATCAACTGGGTTTCAGTGTAGATCAAGAAAAGATCGCTGAACTCGTTGATGAGGACTTCTTTACGCTCAACAATGTCCATAGCTACATCAGCCAAGGAATGCCATACCTCGATAACATTGATGCACTACGGTATCACGCAGAAAGCGTCAAATTAGAAGATGGTACATGGATCAAAGCACTTATCGCTGACTCATTTGATGAAGCAATCACTATCATCAATGAGAAAGGTGTGGCATTTGCTGAACAACAAGCTGAACTTCGTCAAGGTGAATCATCATCCATCGACTTCGGTGCAAAGCCGAAAGACACCAAAGACGCACCGCGCACCAAAGCACGTCTAGCTAAATCTTCCGCCGAATTTGAGAAGGTTAAAACTACTCGTAATACAAATAAAGTTAAACTTGAGAAACAAGTTGATCAAATGGCTACCAGAGTAGCACGTAAAGCAAACGTGTCCAAAGCTCAAGTTAAAGCCAAACTTGGTAAGCTTGTAGATCAAGCCGCTACAGCTTAATTTCCCCGTTACCCATCTAGCCAATCAACATCAACTATTGGCTAGGTGGGTTTTTTTATGTATCTGTATAGTCCAACGTGTAGCGGTCGCGCCCACCACGGAATCCAGTGTGCCTGCTTCACTATCATCATTTTCACTATCATCATTTCGTGCCCAACTCTGGTGTGCCCGAACCACGAACCGTGCGTCGTGCGTCGTACTTAAAACACAGCAGTAGGTGCGTCTTGCGTCGTAATCCGAGATTAACAGGAAGAGCGGCATGCCCCATGTAAAAGGAAAAACAACCATGTCCCATAACGCCCA